CATCAGCCATCTTAGCTGTTTTACGAGCTACAGCCGAAGAACCAGTTGCACCCGTGTTAGTTACGTGAGTAGACCATGCAGCATGGTTATCATTACCAACGTCATACTGAGTAGTTCTTCCAGAACCTACAGTACTAGCTAGTGGTTGATGATCGCCCCAAGCTGGATTACTGTTTGTCTCATGGACAGCCGCATCTCCTGCTGAACCTTGAGTCCACAAATCAGAAGTCCACGTAGTTCCTGCTGTATTACTATAGGAACCTAAGTGATTCGTTACGTACACAGGCATACCTAAGATTGTAGGTACTTGTCCTGTTGCAACACTTCCTGATCCACCAATGTCACGATTAAAGATAGCCAAGTCATTCAAGTTACTTGTGCCTGAAATCTTGAACATATCGTAATACATGTCATTAGACATCACTATGAATGGATCGCCCGGAACATTCTTATTAGTAAGAATACGCTTGGCATCCATAATTGCTTGAGCAATCTTCTTAGGATCACGAATAGAAGATGCTACACTACCAGTAGTAGTCTCATCTCCACCAACAACTACATTACCTGAGAAATCTTCGTCAGCAAATGCCGTGTAGTCTTGGATTGTAGGTGCTCCTGTTGAAAGAGCAGCCATAGCAGAACTCTCACAGAGAGCAGCTTTAATACCAAGTCGAAGGATGTTTTGGTCGGCAACTTTACCGAGTCCAAATCCTGCTTCTTGGGTGTATACTGAGCGTATGTCGTAGTGTGACATAGCTTCGTCAATGTTCGGTACAAACTGAGCATTAACTAAGAGGTCGTCAACTGAGACAATCCGTTCACCTTGCTTTGAAGCTGTTGGAACTATCTCTGCACCCGGTGTATGATAAGCCGCATCACGGTACTTACCAGTCATCGGAAACTGTGCTGACTTACCTTTAGAGATCGTGCGAACACGATGTAAAGGCATCATTATATTCTTAGACTGGAAAGCTGTAAGCACCTCTCCTGCATACAACTTCAGAAATAACGCTCTTGCACTTCCAGAAGCGTTACTTACACCAGACCTATGAATAGTACTGTAATCAGTAGCCATTTTGTTTTTCCTTGATTAAGGGTTATTGTTAGTAACTCAGAAATCTCAGTCTCACAAAGGTCAGTCCAAAGTTATCCCACGCATGGGGCAGAGTCTTACTGTTTGGTTTTGTCTTTGATTCTTTGTTAAAGAACGGTAGAGTTATTCAACCGTCCTGCGACCTGTGCTCTATAAGCAGGGTCTTTTTCATACCTCGGATCACTCATTGCCGAAGTAATTTGAGCTAGTGATTCATAACGTGGTTCGATTGACACATTAGTATCACCAGTCATTAATGAAGGCATTGAACCTTCAGATTGTAAATATCGTGCGTATAGACCTGCGACTGCAAGTTCTGCTGTTGCATCTAAATTGTCTATCTGTTTGTTAAAAGCTTCTGCTTCAGTTGGGTGTAGGTTGTTATCAGCCCACTGTAGCATCTGGTTGTAGGAGTCAACTCCTCCAGCTAAACTGTATAACTGGTCTATATTTTGTTCGGCTTTAGCACTCTGACCTTCAATCCAAGTATCAACCATTTCACGTTGGATACCTGCTTCTTGAAGAGCTTCATAAGCATCATTAGATAAACCACCAGTTTCATTTAATTCATTTTGAAAAGTCTGGAAATCTAACCCTCTATCTTCAAGTAGTTGGTATACCTGTGATGTTGACTGTTCTTGTATCTCTTGATTTTCTTGAGCTTGTGCCTCAGTCATCTGGTACTGTTCTACTTCTTCTTGACTACCTGATAACTTTTGTTCTAGACTTTTGTATGCTTGTGCCATTTCTTGAGGGGAACCAAATTTATCTGGTAACCACTCAGGTCTGTCTTGTGTACCTGCTGTTGGAGCTTCATCTGATAGACCTATATCACTAGGCTCAATAGGTGTTTCCACCTTTGCAAGCATTTCGTGTATATGTTCTGGTGTTCCTGCGGCATTAGCACCTTCACCTTGATATGTACTCACTTCGTCTGTTGACATTTTTTCCTTTAATATGTGTGTGTTTAAGCGTTTCCACCCATTTGTTGAGCCATTGCTTGCTGGATAATCTCAGCCATTTCAGGATTGTCCTTCATACCTTCTGCCATACCCTTGGCAACTGGTGGTACTGCTCCCTTAACAACATCACTCATCATCTGAGCTTGTTGAGCTTCTTGCATCTGAGCTTGTTGAGCTTCTTGTGCTTGAGCCTGTTCCTGTTGTAGTTGTTCCTCAGACTTTATTAGTCCTCCTGTATCTATACCAAGTGAAGCACCTAGTCTATCCATGTAGTCATCCACATTAAGCTTCTGAGCTATTACTTCTGGCCCAAGTGGAGCTAGATATTCTAAGAACTGTGCTAACTTAGTTAGGTCTTGACCTCTACCTAAAGCTTCTAATCCAGTAACAACTTGAGGCTTAACTTTTCCTTTAGGAAAGTCAGGCATCTTACCTTCTTTAATTAGTTTCTGTAGGATAAGATTAATAAGAGGAAGCTGGAATTCTTGAGACAGGACAGAATAGACACCACCTAGAGCACTCTCTAGTTCTTGTGCCATGAAGCGCACTTCTTCTGCTGTTACTCTTTCAGCATTTCTTTGTACTGACGAATTGAGTAGGAAAGCCGCAGATAACCTATCTCTGATTGAACTCATAGTTTCTAAAGCAACTCTAAAGTCATTAAACTTATCAAGTTGTAATGTAGAAACGTCATTTGCATCACCTTGTACTATTGCACCAGTAGGTGCTTCTGCTACCGTTTTAATTCTTGTAGTACCATTAGGTCTAACCAAGAATAGGACTTTAGCCGCAGCCGCAGATCCTTCTACAATAGCCTGTGTCAAGGCTTCAAGAGAACGAAGGTCGCCTAAGTATTCTTCAACGAGTCCTCGTCCGTAGGATTCTCCATCTACCCTACTAAAACGTAGTGCAATGAAGGGGTTCTTGTCAATCTTGTATTTACCATAGGACTCAGGTATAGGTGTTGTCCCTATTTCCTGATGAACATGCCAGTATTTCTCTTTGTTACATATGTATGTGTATAGCTCATAGGGCTTATCAGGAGTTTCAGGGGTTAACTCCTCTGGTGAGGGAAGCCCCAGAGCCAATCTTGCTTCTGGAGATACAGTGTTTGCACTAAGTGTTTCCTTTGTTATCAAGTACAGTAGGTTCCCCATAGGGTCACGCTTGCATACATATCTATCCAAATGGAATACTCTCATACCACCTTTTTCAGGGAGATACAATAAGCAGTTACCTGTGACTATTAGATGTTTAAGAGCTTCAAATACAGGTACACGATATGCACTACTCTCTATCTCACCCATTGCTGATCTTTCGATACGTGAGAATCCCTCTTCTACTGCACCACGTTGAGACTCATCTCCTGCTAACTCTGCTAAATCAAAGTCGTCAATCGTAAGTCTGAAGAAAGGTGAGTTAGGTGGGAGTAGTGTAAGTAGGAGTTTACTAGCTAAGTGGTTCACACCTCTGGAACCTATACTTTGAAATGGTGTCTTATATACAGTAGAAAAGTTTGCTCCTGAGTCTGGTAGAAGTGAGGGGATAGTTAGTTTAGCACACTCCCTACCTCTGTTTAGGTATGTCTCACGTTCACCAAAAGATCGCTCGTACAAACTAGCGAGTTGACCTACTGGTAACTCCTCTACTTTGCTTTTCATTGTGGGCCAGTTTTCCTAACTTTAAGTTTGTCCTTACCTGTGTTACTTCTCTTTCTCTTGCCTTCACCTAGTTTAGCTTTGGAACCAAACTTACCGCTTTTTTCACTTGTTTCTGAACCGGAACCCATTGCCGCTTGGCTTGCACCTGTACCACCGCCACCAGTTTCTTCTTTTTGCCCTTTTCCTCTAGCTTGATCCCATCCTGCTTTCAAGGTGTCTGCTCCTTTATGAGCAAGTGTCTTTGCTTGGTCAGCAGCAGTATGTACTCCAGTTCTAGCCGTAGTAGTAACTCCATGCACATTAGATCGTGCAGTAGTTGTTGCAGAGTGTACATTCTTCTTTAACTGTGTAGCTCCACCTGCTGCTGCCTTTTGAGCCTGTTCGACAATCTTAGGTTTGGGAAGTTCTAGTTTGGGAAGGTTTATTTTTAATTTAGATAAATCAATCTTCGGCATCTTGAAGGTAAATTTTGGTGTTGATACCCTCCGTAAACTTCTTGTATTCCTTCTTACAAAACTTCTAAGTCCCATGTTGTCTCCTTTTGTTACTATATATAAAATTAACTTTTAATACCTCGGTATAGACTTTCATATTTTATTCTCCTTATTTCTTCGCATAAAATTGAGATTTACTTCCACCTGTTCCTTCTCCACCCTTCTTCTTACCTTTACTTGCAGATTTACTAGACTTTTCGGAAGACGACTTAGAGTAGTTTGCACTTACAGTATCACTAGTTTCAGTACCGGGAGCGTTAGGTTTCTTTGCCCCCATTATCATAGCGGCTGTGTCTCCCCACCTTTGAACTTCTTCTCCGACAACTCTACCCATGCTATCTACATTTCGCATACCGCCTTCAAACTGTTCCATAGCCTTACCGGATATATTGGTATCTTCTACTCGACCTTTTTCTGCTTCCATACGTCTTGCATATTCTTTTGCAGAGCTTCTTGTATCGTCAACAGCTTTATCCCTTGCTTCATAAACTCCTGCTGTACACATTATATACTCCTTTTATACTGCATTCAATCCTCCACCTTTATAAGCTGAACTCCCTACTGATTTAGATGAGCCTTTACTTTTCTTCCTATATTTCTTTCTAGTTTTTGTAGCTGAATCTGGTGCATCATTCATTTCAAATTCTGCGGCATCTACCTCTGGTTCATCCCTCATTGCTGGTGGTGGAGGTGGTGGAGGCATCTCAATTTTAGGCATTTTAGGGGCTGCTGTCGGCATGCACATGGTCGTCCTCGTAAAGTTGTTTAAGTCTATCCACTACAGACATTTGACCCTGTAAGAATAGTAGTTGTTTTTCATCAGTTCCTTTAGGTGGAAGTACATTAGGAAACATCTCTTCAAGGTATTGAATTAGTTCTTTGGATACTAAGTTATAGTCCATAAATGTCCTTATATTTCACAACCTCCAGCAGTACATGCTAGTTCTTGTGATGATGTTGTGTTATCTAGTAGTTCATATTCGGTTAGTTTACTCCAATCTATAGTAGGCATACCAGCACTTAACGAGGTAAACTCATCTTTTCCACACTCAGTATAAGGTGCTTGTTTATACACAAAATCTGAGTAAGGTAAGAAGGATACACCAGAGATGTCCTCAAAGTTGTTAAATACAAATGTACCTACCTCAAGCCACTCTTCTTCTTTAACTGATATAGTCTGACTCACCTTATGTTCAGCCCAAAACTTAGAGTAGGTTCTATGGAGTTCCAACTGTTCGATAGCAGAGAGATCCTTACGTGTTAGCGATGACTTTGGGGATCGCATGGGGAATGAGAAGACCTTTACGTTACTTGGGTTAGTAGCGTCAGGCTCGCAAGGTACTCCACTATCAATCAGAAGGTTACACAGGGGATCTTTTACATCGGCTCTAATAGTTCTGATGTAATAAGGGCTGTGGCGTGTGTGGATTCCAGAAGCAGAGTCAACGAGTTGGCTTACTGTTCCAGAAGGTTTAACACATGTTATACTAGCAGACTTGGATATACCAAGCTGGTCAGCATAAGCAGCATTAGTCTTTATAGTTCTAGTTTTTAAATCGGTTAGTAGGGTTGGTAAATCTTTTTTACCAGTCCCATTAGTTAGTGGGGAATCCATTATACCAGTCAGGGATACTCCTAGTAGTCTCTCCTCTTCACAGTTAGTCTTCCACTTACTTCCTAAGTACCTGAAGTTAGTCAGAGTAGATTGCCATGTACCTAGTATACTAGCTAGTTCTACCTTGTTTTGTAGTGTCTCTACTGTATCGTCTGCTCGTACTACTGCTTCAGTGAGGTTACAAAACTCACGAGGTCTTAAGATTATCTCAGAGCATGGGTTAGTTCCAAAGTCAGACTGAGGTTCTCTTCTAGTTTCTGATTTATTCAAACTATTTACATGTCTCTCTGCGTTTGCACTACTAAATATACCTCGTTCACCAGACTTGGAATTGTAAAGGGCTTGCCATTCTTTAAGAAATGTACCTACATCTGGATTACTATGGTAGTTAGCAGAGTTGTTAGCTAACGCTCTCTGTGGTTCTCTGTGCCACCACTCTCCTGACTTACAGGCTCTCATTTGTTCATCACCTATATCACTAAGAGACAGTAAAGCACTTCTCCGTACTCCACCTACGACAACTACTTGTGCTGTCTTACAAACTATATCGTGACATTGTAGTGGTGTTAGTTTGGTTCCTGTAGCCTCTTTAAAGGTACGTACTGTGAATCTAAATAAATCCTCTAAAGGTTCAGGCCCACTTGCTCTACCACCGAAAGTTTTCAACGGTGAACCAGCTTTTCTAACTCCTTCTGTACTCCATTTAGGAACCAAACCTGAGTAGAGTAATGAGATAAGTTCTCTGAAAGCTTTTGCCCATCCTAGTTTTGAGTCCCTGACTACAATAACTGTGTCAGTCTCGTGTAGTTTGTCTGGTACAAAAGGAAGTAAACTTGTATGTTTGAACTCAACTGAAAATCCAACTCCTGTACCGTTCATAAGTACGTAGAGTAGTTCATCAAATGAACGAGGTGTGTCGATAGGTAGGTAAGCACAGTTATATCCTGCAATGTTTTCTTTCTCTAGTGCTAGTCCTGCTGTCATTAAACATCTCATACTAGGCATTATATCTAGTGAGAGTACAGCTTTTTTCAATCCCTTCTCTAACTCTTTAGGTACTTTATAGTTATGGTTTTCTTTAAGATGCTTTCTAAAGAAGTCAAAGTATCTATCTACTGTTTCATCCCATGTCTCCCTACGTTTCTTCTTATAGTCCCATCGTGAGTATCTTGAGAGGTGTATGTACTGTTGGTATTGTGTTGGTAATGTGTTACTCATGTTTTTTCTACCTCTCGTTTAATAAGTTTTTCTAAGTATGTTCTAGCTTTTAGTAAGTCATTTACTCCACCCTTATGTGGATAACGAGAAACGTACTTGATTATATTCCCCTCTAAAAAATCTAATTCATTAGCAGTTATGTATTCAAGAGGTTGTATACCAAACCCTACCTTATCATAATGCTTTGGGTTGGTTACCTCCTCATCCTCATATACTCCATCTACAAAAACATAACTCTGAGTTTGTGCATCCCACTGTTGACATGGTTTAGAAGACTTTACAATACCTTTAATGTCCTTTTGGTCATCTCTTCCAAACCCTTCCTTTGAACTATACCTCTCATCTAATCCATGTGCTCTCTGTTCTCTTTGCTTTTGAGATTCATTTCTTTCTCTCTCATCTAAACTATAGTTAGTCATGTTGTCTCCTTTACTGGTGGTTCCCAAAGTGTAGGGTACTTATCTATACCGTTGAACTGTTCCTTTTGTAGTATGTATGCCATACGAGCCTGAGTAACGACATCTTCTTTAGAGTATCCCTTTTCATTGTAGGTCTTTAATACTGTTTCCCACCTGTTCTTTTTCTTCTTATCTACATCGTCTAGGATTCTAGTTGCAGAGACCTTACCAATTCCAGTACATCCAGAGTAACCATCTACAGCGTCACCTGTTAGTGTTTGCATTAGGAAGTTTCTTTCTGCTGTACTCTCACTTAAGTCGAACACCTGCTCAGTTTGGAAGTCCCAATGCTTACCCGGAATAGTAAGTAAATCTTTATCAGCAGATACTATACAAGTTTCTTCAGGACTCTGTGTGCATAAGATACCAAGAAGATCGTCTGCCTCTAACCACTTAGACATAGTAGAATCGTAGTGTTCTGTCAGGTATGCTCTTGAAGGTGTGTAGCACACAGGTTTTCTTGTACCTACTCTTTTAGATTTATACTCAGGATTGATGTCCTTCCTAAAGTTTAAATGTGAACTCAGACAGATCATAACGGAGTCTGCACCTGACTTCTTTTGTAGTTCTGATATGTCTCTATCCATAAGTTTCTTTACATCTTTGAAATCACAGTGTAAAGTCCAAATATCATCTCCCCAGTCTACTTCTTTCTCAACAACGAGACAACTTTTATAAACTAAAATGTCTCCGTCTATAAGTAACTTCATAATCCCCTTTATTCTAGTGTGTTTCAGCCCAATTAGAACCAAAGTTATACTCACCTGTTAGTGGTACGTTTAGATTCAGAAGGTTTCCTGCTATAGTTATTGCTTCAACAGCTATTCTACCTACTTCATCCTCAATACCTTTCTTTACAAGTACTTGAATCTCATCATGTACAAACGCTACCTGTTTATAATCTGTTCCTTCTATAAAACCAGCTTTCTCCATACACTTGTGAAACTCTACTACCCACTTCTTACATATGATAGCACCAGCAGATTGACACAGCGTATTAAGTGATGAGTGTACTGACCTAACTGGTACTTTCCTCCCATCTAGACCAAACAGAAAACCATTCTCTGCTTTAGTAAATACTTTCTGCCTTAACTTCTTGAACGCTGGAACTTTCTTAAAAAATAAATCCTTAAGTTTCTTACCTTCTCTTGCATCCTTGCCAACAATCTGTCCCAGTTTAGCGTCCCCCGCACCATAAAGTAGTCCGTAAATAAAAGTCTTAGCTTGATCTCTAGTAGGAAGGTTAGTAGCAACTCTGTTAGCCTCGTGTATGTCTCCTTCAACAACAGTTTTAGCGTAATTGCCGCTATCAAAACTTGCAAGATAGTGAGACACAACCCTAATCTCAAGACCTGAAACATCACATCCGAGTAAGCTAAAACCTTTTGGTGCATAGAATAACTCTCTACATTCTTTTCCATAGAATCCTTTGACACTAGGAACTTGACCGATGTTAGGGTGTGAGTGAGAACATCTACTTGAGACTGAACCCATTGTATTGACTGATCCGTGTATCTTTCCGTCTTTCTCGTGATATAACCAAGCATGTTTCCCCTCTGATAGTTGTGCTATTAGTTTGTTAACCCTAAAGGCTTCTGCCATTAGTTGAGCTTCTGGATACGGTAACTTAGCTAGTACATTCTCGTCAATCTTAGGTTCCTCTGTAGGAGTGAACTCTGTAGGTTCCCACCCATGAATATCGTGTAGTCTCTTTGCTATGTGCTTACGAGAGTTAGGGTTAAAAGTAATAACTTTCTCTTTTATAAAAGGTACTCCTTTTACGTACCCTCTAGACTTATTGTTTACCTTTGGAATAAATGTCTCCGATTCTGTCCAGTTACCAAACGCTTCTTTAAGTTCTTTCTGGAGTACACTTCTCTTCTCAGCTAAGATAGCGTACAGTCTAGAAGCTTTCCTAATGTCAAATGGGAAACCGTTTTCTGTCTGCTTCAAACAAATCTTGTGTATATCGTGTTCAAGTTTAATAGATTCGTCTGAGAAGTCAGCTTCCATTAGTTTACGGTAGAGTAGATAGTTAAGTTCAACATCATTCTCACAGTAGACCACCATCTCAGGACTAAACTCTTTGAAGTCTGTAAAGTCTCCCTTTTGTAGTCCTAACCTCTGCCCCCACGACTTGAGTGAGTGTCTACCATACATGTCCTTGTCGATTGAGTTCTTCTTTGAGTCTCTTACTGCTCTATCAGGATATATAAGTTTAGACATGACAAGAGTATCGACAATTTCTTGACTAGGATTAGGTTCCCATTTGTAAAACTTCTTTAGGATTGGTAAGTCAAAAGATATAATGTTATGTCCTATAATCCGGTCATAATTTTTTAGGAAAAATAGTCCGTCTACTGTTTCCTCTCCTGCG